AGCAAAAGCAGGTCAATTATATTCAATATGGAAAGAATAAAAGAACTAAGAGATCTAATGTCGCAGTCCCGCACTCGCGAGATACTAACAAAAACCACTGTGGATCATATGGCCATAATCAAGAAATACACATCAGGAAGACAAGAGAAGAACCCTGCTCTCAGAATGAAATGGATGATGGCAATGAAATATCCAATCACAGCAGACAAGAGAATAATGGAGATGATTCCTGAAAGGAATGAGCAAGGACAAACGCTTTGGAGCAAGACAAATGATGCTGGGTCGGACAGAGTGATGGTGTCTCCCCTAGCTGTAACTTGGTGGAACAGGAATGGGCCGACAACAAGTACAGTCCATTATCCAAAGGTTTACAAAACATACTTTGAGAAGGTTGAAAGGTTAAAACATGGAACCTTCGGTCCCGTTCATTTCCGAAACCAAGTTAAAATACGTCGCCGGGTGGATATAAACCCGGGCCATGCAGATCTCAGTGCTAAAGAAGCACAAGATGTTATCATGGAGGTCGTTTTCCCAAATGAAGTGGGAGCTAGAATATTGACATCAGAGTCGCAATTGACAATAACAAAAGAGAAGAAAGAAGAGCTCCAGGATTGTAAAATTGCTCCTTTAATGGTGGCATACATGTTGGAAAGAGAACTGGTCCGCAAAACCAGATTTCTACCGGTAGCAGGCGGAACAAGCAGTGTGTACATTGAGGTATTGCATTTGACTCAAGGGACCTGTTGGGAACAGATGTACACTCCCGGCGGAGAAGTAAGAAATGATGATGTTGACCAGAGTTTGATCATCGCTGCCAGAAACATTGTTAGGAGAGCAACAGTATCAGCGGACCCACTGGCATCACTCTTGGAGATGTGTCACAGCACACAAATTGGGGGAATAAGGATGGTGGACATCCTTAGGCAAAACCCAACTGAGGAGCAAGCTGTGGATATATGCAAAGCAGCAATGGGTTTGAGGATCAGTTCATCCTTTAGCTTTGGAGGCTTCACTTTCAAAAGAACAAATGGATCATCCGTCAAGAAGGAAGAGGAAGTGCTTACAGGCAACCTCCAAACATTGAAAATAAAAGTACATGAGGGGTATGAAGAATTCACAATGGTTGGGCGGAGAGCAACAGCTATCCTGAGGAAAGCAACTAGAAGGCTGATTCAGTTGATAGTAAGTGGAAGAGATGAACAATCAATCGCTGAAGCGATCATTGTAGCAATGGTGTTCTCACAGGAGGATTGCATGATAAAGGCAGTCCGAGGCGATCTGAATTTCGTGAACAGAGCAAACCAAAGATTGAACCCCATGCATCAACTCCTGAGGCACTTCCAAAAAGATGCAAAAGTGCTGTTTCAGAACTGGGGAATTGAACCTATTGACAATGTCATGGGGATGATCGGAATATTACCTGACATGACTCCAAGCGCAGAGATGTCACTGAGAGGAGTGAGAGTTAGTAAGATGGGAGTAGATGAATATTCCAGCACGGAGAGAGTGGTGGTGAGTATTGACCGTTTCTTGAGGGTCCGAGATCAGCAGGGGAACGTACTCTTATCTCCTGAAGAGGTTAGTGAAACACAGGGAACAGAGAAGTTGACAATAACATATTCATCCTCAATGATGTGGGAAATCAACGGTCCTGAGTCAGTGCTTGTTAACACTTATCAATGGATCATCAGGAATTGGGAGACTGTAAAGATTCAATGGTCTCAAGATCCCACAATGCTGTACAATAAGATGGAGTTTGAATCGTTCCAATCCTTGGTGCCAAAGGCTGCCAGAAGCCAATATAGTGGATTTGTGAGAACACTATTCCAACAGATGCGTGATGTTTTGGGGACATTTGATACTGTCCAAATAATCAAGCTGCTACCATTTGCAGCAGCCCCACCGGAGCCGAGCAGAATGCAGTTTTCTTCTCTAACTGTGAATGTGAGAGGCTCAGGAATGAGAATACTCGTGAGGGGTAACTCCCCCGTGTTCAACTACAACAAGGCAACCAAAAGGCTTACAGTCCTCGGAAAGGACGCAGGTGCATTAACAGAAGATCCAGACGAGGGAACAGCCGGGGTGGAATCTGCAGTATTGAGGGGATTCCTAATTCTAGGCAGAGAGGACAAAAGATATGGACCCGCATTGAGCATCAATGAACTGAGCAATCTTGCAAAAGGGGAGAAGGCTAATGTATTGATAATGCAAGGAGACGTGGTGTTGGTAATGAAACGGAAACGGGACTTTAGCATACTTACTGACAGCCAGACAGCGACCAAAAGAATTCGGATGGCCATCAATTAGTGTTGAATAGTTTAAAAACGACCTTGTTTCTACT